ATTATTATTTGGCACAATCGTTCCAGATGATCTTGGTACAAATAATTCTGGCCCTTTCTCTCCTACGATTGAAGGCTTACCAACAGGAGGTCTACCTCCGTTTGCAAATAAACCTAATGCACCAAACAAACCTCCACCTTTATCTCCTGCTGAACCTAAGACAGAACCAAATAATGCTTGATTTAGTGCTACATCTAAAAACTTATTCGCAACATTGTTAAGAAGATCAGATAACGTAGATGTACCTTTAATTAGTCCAGCAATACCATCTTTTACAGAATCTAAAATTTCTAATCCTATTTTTTCAAAAGCATCTGCTATTTTATTTGTTTCTGAATGTAATTCTTTTGTTAATTTTACACCTTTAGCTTTTGCTTCATTATTTTTATCAATTAAATCTTTTTGTGCTTCTATTTTTGTATTTGTATCATTTATAGTTATTTGTTCTTCTTTACTAATGCCATTTTTACTAGCTTCTAATTCAAATAATTGTTTATCAAGTTCTAACTGTTTTAATTTTGTTTTTAACTCTTTACCATGCAAATCAAATTGTTGTTCTACTTTAGATACTTTTTCTGCTAATGTTTTTGACATATTTTTTTCATTTTCTTCAATTCTTTTTCTTAAATCAACTTCTTCCATTAAATTTTTTATTAACAAATCACCTTCGGTCATTATTTTTGTTGATTCAGCATTAATTTTTGAACGAATAGCAAAGTTTTTTTCTAAAGCCTTTACTTCTTCTTCTGCTTCTTTTTTCCTTTTACCACCAAATCTTCTTCGACTTCCTGTAACACCTTCATTAAAATCAGTTGTTGCAAGTGCTTGTCTTTGATTAAGAATACCTTGAGCTTCACTATCCCCAAGAGAAGCAGCATCTTTTACTATTCTTTTGTTTTCAGCTTCCTGTAATTTACCTTCTCCAACAACAAGAGTAGTAATAAAATTAGCAATACCAGCAGCAAAGGCTTGTAATTTTAATAAAGCCACCGCAAATTGCTGACCTAACAATCTAGTCGTTTCTCCAAAGTTTTTAATTTTATCTATACCTTCTTGATCGATTCTATTGCCCATTAATTTCATCGAAGCATTAAAAGCTGCTGTTTTTCCCTGAGTTTGTTCTATACGATTTATTTGAGCTTCTTGTATTGAACCTTGTAATCCTAATGCTGTAGTAACTGCTTGTGTATTTTTAACAAGAGGACTCATGGCTTGTCCTAATTTACTTACACCATCTAACAGACCTTGAATCTGTTGAACAATAGCTGTAGCTGCGATACCTCCTGCAAAACCACCCATACCACCAAACATTCCACCGATACCACCACCAAGACCACCAGCTAATGCTCCTATTGGCCCTTGACCAAATAACAGAGGAAACGCACCACTTATTAATGCACTTTCCGTATCAAAACCTTTTGTAGGATTTAACCCTGGGATTTTAGATATTCCACGCACTAAAGGATTATTCATTCTTGTTCTTTGTCCTTCTGCATTTCTTGATTGCCTATCAGATATTCTGCTAAATGCTCCTTGAGCTTGTACATTTTTGCCTAATAAATCATTTTGTTGAGCATAAGCTACGTTCAAAGCATCTTGAGCTTGTTTAAGTTGAAGTGCTGCTTTTGCTGCATCTTTGGTACCTAATGCAACTCGATTAAAATTTCTAGTCGCAGTAGAAAGTTGTTTATTTAATGTATTAATACTTCTAACTTGACTTGCAGCACCAACATTTGTTTTATTGGCTTTATCTACAACTTTTTTCTTTTTCGCTTCTTTTACAATATCTTTATTAGAATCATTTATTGCTCTATTTAATTTATTTATTTCTTTTTTTGCTTCTTTTAACTTCTGTATACCCTTTACGGCAATTTCAATATCTGCTTTAGTTGCCACAGCTAAACACTAAAAGGTTACTTTATTCTAGCTTATCTCTTTCTTTTTGCTTTTTCAAATTCTTTTTCTTGTTGTTCATTTAAAATTAAAAAATATGCACTCCAACCTATAAGCTCTTCCATTGTCATATTTCTTACTTCTACAAGACTTTTACCTAATTCTTTTGCCACACCAAACTGTAACATCATAAGATTGTCTTTTTTCAGTTGGGCAGCTAACTCTTTGGGTCAGGATTTTCCTCTTCTGAATTGATAACAGCAAGCATTAAAGTTTGTAAATCACTATCTTTAACTTCGTTTTTTAATACATCAATTTCTCCTGCATTAAATAATTTTCTACCATTCTCGTCTTGTGCTTTAGCAATAAGTAATTGTAAAGCAAAGGCATTTGCATCATCACTTTTAGCTTGTTTTTGTGCTCTTTCTCTTTCTGCCATTGTTAATGGACTTACATACATTTCAAAAACAGAACCATCAGATAATTCAACTTCTTTTTTAGAAGGTTCAAGATTTGCAGCTTTTCTTAGTCTGTCTAATGCTGAGATAGTAGTGGGCATAAAAATAAAATAGTATACTATTATTCTAATGCAAAACATAAAAAAACCCCAGATAAACTGAGGTTCGTTAACTTATGCTAATTTAATTAAGTTTTAGATAGGTCAAATGTAGGAGCAGCACTTGGTCTGAAGGCTATTTCTACAACCTGTCCATCATCTGGGTTTACATTGAAACTCGCAGAAGTAAGAATGATGTCAGCAGTAATTGATCTACTTGCAGTTTCGTCTACGTTTGCACCGCTCATCTGACGATCAATATAAAGTTTTACCTTTGCACCAGCTTGCTGACGTTGGATAACGTCTTCAACCATTCTACTGGAAAGCAGTGTATCATCATCTGTCGAATAAACACTGGCAGAACCACTACCATCAGCAAAACCTGAGATAAAGGTTCTAAATGGTGCAGTTTGAGTGACAGTCTGACCAATACTTGTTACGTCAATTTCTGCTCTGGTTATTTCAAAACTCCACTCTCTTACAGATCCAACAACTAATGGTTTTGTAAATGTAATACTTGCAAAAGTTCCTGCTGTAAAAGTAGGCCCTGCTGAAGCTGTTAATGCTGCTCCTCCTGCTGTTGCAGAAAGAGTCATAACACCTGTTGAAGCATCATAAGTTTTTACAAAATGATCTCCTGCTGTAATACAGTTAGTTACTGTAGATCCTCCTGGATATGCAAGTGTTACTGTGTCATTAACTTTGTAGCCCAACTGAGATCCAACAGTAATATTTCCCCCCGATGTTGGGAAAGCTGATGCTGCAAGAGTTGTTGCACTTGTACCAGCAGGAGAATAATATAACGCTCCCGAAGTACCCGATAGAACTGTAGCCATGATTAATAATTCTAAGGTTTGAACATACGGGTACTACCCGATATGTCTATAGGATAGCGTGAATTACAACAAAGATTCAAGAAATTACTGTAGCTTGAAAATTTGTTTCGATTGTTGATACAAAGAAAGGTCTATCATCTGCAAAAGTAGGCCCAGTTACCTCTCCAGTTCTTACATGAATACCACTTGTAGGCTGACCTGTATTATTTAATGTTTCAATAGCTGTAAAGGCTGTATCAATTAATGTTTGACTTCTAGCTGGCCCTTTATCTTTTTCTGCAAAAGCTCTAACAGTAATAATTCCTCTTACATTATCTAAAGAAGCGGTTAATCCTACTTCGGTAGTAAGTCCAAATTGAACATTTACATAAACAAATTCGCTGTCAGCATCCGATGTTACATCACCAAAATTATCAAAAAATACTGGTACAGCAGGAGATAATGCTCCATAAGCTGTTTTGATTGGTGCTTCAAATTTTGATCTAATTCCTTGATAGTTCATTTAAAACCTTTACTTCTTGTTTTTACTTTTTGAATAGCTTTATCTACCTCAATTTTAACAGTTTTATCCAATTCGCCTCCTCTTTCAAATTTTAGTAACCAATCAACGGGTGCTGTTCTACTGGAAACACTTTCCTCACTACCTCCACCAATATCATATCTTAATGTTTCACCTGGTTTTCTGCCTGTGTCAGTTTGTACCCATTTTCTACCATCAGCTATTGGTACAGGAGTAAATCTTTTAAATCTTCCAGGCACTTTATCCTCTGCATAGCCTTTATGATCAGCAGTATTAACAATGTTAAAACTAATTCTATCTTTACCAAGAATAGCTCTTGTAACTGATTTTCCTGATAATCTTGGCACTTTAATCTTAGCTGGAGCACCTGGTTGTTTTGTACCAGAAGATGTTCTACCAGCACCTGTAATTTGCCAAGAATTAGAATATTCACCTGTCCAAACTGGCCCTTTCTTTTGTAACTTAGTTACAGTTTCCTGTGCTGCGTTTAAAGGTCCTGTATATGCGACACTTGCAGCCCAACGATCAAGTTCTTTAAGAAATATTGGTAATCCATTTTTAGGTTTTGCCATTTATTGTGGCCTCGCAATAACTGTATGAAGTATAGGATTATCTCCTCTCGATGTATTGATACTAATAATTCTTGCAACTTTATTTACCCCATCTGCTGCATATTGAATCCTATCTTTAACTTTTGGATAATATGTTCCTAACTCTTTATTACCAAAAATAATCTTTAAATCATTTGTCTGACTTGTACCTTCATAAGTAGATCCAGATACATTACTAATTAATGCTTTCATAGAAACATTAGTATCAGATCCACTTACTTCTCCTGTAGTTGTATTATATGTCTGAGATGTAGCAGTTTTAATATAAGTAACATCAATACCAAAACTTCCTAATAACTGTTCTGGCAAACTTTTAAATGTATTGTCTATAAACGACATATTATCCTCTGACTACCCTCATTTGAAAAGATCCTGCTCCACCTAGCATATACGCTCCAAGATAACTTTGTAACCAAGGGTAAACATCTAGAATATTATTAATAGAACCAGTACCTTGACTAGAAGTACTGAATTTAACTGCTAAATCTCCTAATTTTGCTTCAGAAATATTACCCTCCTTTCCAGTAGTACCTGTAATAGCATCTGTATCATTTGCCAAAGCTCTAGCTAGTTCATACTGTGCATATTTAATATTATTAGGAATTTTTGAACAAGCTAATTCAACACCATCTACCTGATAATTATTTCTTGGAAACTTTAATGCTTGTCCGTCATCACATCTATCGCCATAGTAAACAAAGCTATCAATCCATCTGGTAGCTGCTATTAATGATCTATTTTTTTGGTCAACAGTTTTATCATCCCAAGTTGTTGAATCTGGAACTGTTTCAAAATAACTATTAGCTTCAGTCAATGTGACATAGCTATTAGCATTTTCTCCTTTAACAGTTGCATTTATGGTAGCTGCCACGATCTATAAAGTAATTTAGTTTTATTGTAGCGTAAAGAAAAAACCCCACCAATAATTGATGAGGTTTATTGACCACCAATTTAATGATATTAAGGATTAGTACCTGTATCAAGTGGTGAGTTAACAATTAGCTCGACTATAGGAATTAAATCAGCATCGTATGTGATTGCCCAGTTGTTATCGTTAGCTAATAGAGCGTTAGTTGGGTTGTCAGCAGCGTTTGTCCACTTAGTTCCCATAACGTGATAAGCACTATGATAATCAACAGACATAACATCTTGCTTAGATAGGA